CCACCAGCCATGAGTTGGGTTGCGCCGGGGTAGCTGATGATGACTACACCTGAGCCACCGTTGCCGCCTCTAGCTGTGCTTGAGCCACCCCAACCAGAACCGCCACCACCAGAACCACGATTTGCTGTTGCATCGCCACCATTAGTAGACCCACTATTTGAACCATTGCCACCGCCGCCCTGACCCGTTCCAGCAGTACCACCTTCACTGCCGCCACCGCCACCGCCTGCATAAGTAACCGCTGACCCGCTGATTGAATTTGATGTGGCATTACCACCGTTACCGCCTGTTGAACCAGAACCAGAACTAGCAACGCTACTTGACCCGCCACCGCCACCGCCTGATGAAACAGCGCCATTGCCACCGTCATTACCTTGAGATGGGCTTGTAGAAGGCGTGTTTCCAGAGCCTTTTAATGTTGTATTGCTATTGCTTGCACCACCTCCTGAGCCGCCACTGCCAGCTTGCGCTGATTGGCTTGCGCCACCGCCACCACCAGCAGAAGTTGTTGAGCTAAATTCAGAATTGCCACCAGCCGTTCCAGTTGTTGTGTTTCCATTTGGCGCACCAGCACCACCTGAACCAACAGTCACAAGATAAATTGAGTTGGTGTCAATTGTTGCTGTGCTTGTGCGATAGCCACCTGCACCACCACCACCGCCAAACTTCCAACCTCCACCTGCACCACCAGCAACAACCAAATAAGACGCTGTCAAAGGTGTAGCTGGAACAAGAGTGCCAGAAGTTGTAAATGTGTGAATGGTGTTACCACCAATTGAAGTGACGACACCGCCACCAAATTGCTGTGCGCCAACATAGGAAATGATGACGATGCCTGAGCCGCCATTCCCGCCTGTTCCAGCAGATGCTCTTAATTTTCCTGAACCACCACCGCCGCCACCTAAGTTAGCAGTACCAGCAGTTCCATTGTTTCCATTTGTTCCACCAGCACCCCCGCCTCCAGTACCACCCGCACCAGCCGCACCGCCAGAATCGTTATAGCCGCCACCGCCGCCACCAGCATAGATTACAGAAGTGCCTGAGATAGAGTTTGCTGTGCCAGCACCGCCAGCACCGCCTTGGTTAGCAGAAGAATTCCCACCAACCGCACCAGACCCGCCACCACCCGCAGATGGGTAACTAGATACGGCAGTAGCCGAACCGCCATTATTTCCTTGTGATGGGCTTGTTGATGGCGTATTGCCCGAACCCCCTGACCTTGGAGTACCCGCTATTTGTTCACCACCAGCACCGCCTCCCGACCCGCCACTTGCGCCAGCCGTTGCTACTGATGCTTGACCTCTACCGCCACCACCGCCACCCGCAGATGTAACAGTTAAAAATATTGAATCAGAACCAGAACTTCCGATTGCATCATTTCCTCCATTTCCACCAGCACCTATTGTTACCGTGTATGAAAGCGTTGGATTAAGAGATGCTGTGCTTGTTCTATAACCGCCAGCGCCACCACCACCACCGCCTGACGCACCACCACCACCACCACCACCAGCAACGACTAAGACGCTGGCAGATACAGCAGACACACCAGATGTCCACCCAAAGGCGGCAAGAGCGGCGGCTCCAATTTTGGATAAACGAGGCATCTTCTATCCCTTACGCAAATTTTGTCTGAGAAGCTAAAACGGCGTATGTTGCACTTCCAGTTTTCTGGATAACGTAGGTGTAGCAGTCCACCGAACTTGCGTTGCCGCTTGTTGGTGCAGTACCACCTTGCCACTTCGGAGTCACTGAAGTGCCGTCAATGGTCACAGCAGAGTTGTAGTAAGCAGTTGCACCCTGTGTCACCAAGAAGGTGGCAGAGATACATTCACCAGTTGACAGAAGAGTGTTTAAAGATGTTCCACTTGATCCACGGAAATTTACAGTCCAGTTTGCACTTGCATTGCTGGTGTAAAACAACACAGACTGGGTCGTGATGTCAAAGTTAATCGTGCCTGTTGCCGCAGTTGCAGAGATGGTGTCAACCTCTGCAATATTGGAAGTCTTCATTGCCTCAGTGCTTGAAGAACCAGCAAAGGTTTGAGTGGCAGTAAATGTATTAGCAGCGTTTGTGTAAGCAACATTTGCTCCAGACACATAAGCCGCTACCCATGCACTTCCTGTGTACAGACGCATCTCAGGCACTACAGTGTTGTAGTACAAAGATCCAGCAAGCAAGGCATTGCCGTCATTGTCAACAGATGGGTCACTTGATTTAGCGCCAAGGTAGCGATCATCAAAGCTATCGTATGCCGCCAAGGTTGCATCTCTTGCCGCTTCAGCCGCAGTCTGTGCAGTGCTGGCATTGCTTGCCGCTGTGGTTGCAGTGCTGGCGCTTGAAGATGCAGAACTTGCAGAGCTTGATGCAGAGTTTGCAGAGCTTGATGCCGCTGATGCTGATGCCGCTGCCGCTGCCGCACTTGCCGCTGGAGATACTGCATCAATAACCAAATCCCATTTGGCAACATCTGCATTGCTGGATATCGGTGTAGTGCCAGAAGATGTGTGAGCAGTATTGGCACGATACACGTTGTTGTTACTGGCATCTTTTACCAAGTCACGCACTGAGTACGATGTACCAGCCGCCCAGCTTCCACGCCAGTTACCAATGTCTTCACCAACCGCTGGATTGCCCAAGCTATCAAAAGCCAAGATCTTTCCAGCACGACTAACCTTGCTTGGCAAAACCATGTTGATGTCGGTTGGATCAGTGACAGGCGCTTTTAATCCACGCTCTGCCTTCTCGTCTGTTTGCTGGCTGAAGATGACCAAGCTGTCAAACTCATCATTCAACGAGTTGGCAAACAAATCACCACCAGTCACAAAGTCTGTGGCTCGTGCAATTGCTCGGTCACCAACCAAAGTGATGTTATTTGCAATAGTTGCAGCAACAACCAAGGTAACTGAACCAGTGCCATTGCTGTTGATCGTGACTGTGTAGTCAGTAGTCAATGTCAACAATGTGCTGTCTTTGTAAACAGCAATGTCAGTGTTTGCCAGAATTTCAAAGCTGAAGCTATATGGCCCTACACCAGCAGAGCCAGTGTATACAACACGCCTTGTTACATCAGAAATAGGGTATGCCATTATTTAGCTCCTTTGCCAAATTCTTTGAGTTTTTGCGCTTTGTCTGCAATGCGTTGTTTGATGTCTGCTCCATAGATGCTTTCTTCAATCAATAGCTTCTTAGATATCTCAAACACATCACTGAATGCTTTGTTTATGTGGTCTTGATAAACAATCAAATCATTCTTATTATTATCTTCTTTAATCATTTGAATTACTGATTTTATTTGGTTTTCAAGACCCAACTTATAATTTGCAATTTTTAGAACTTCATTGTTTTCTGCCGCAGTCAATTTTGTAGTTGTGGAAATACCAGTATCTGGATCTTTCATCCTGACTTGTCTAGATGGCATTGAAATATTTGCATTGAGCTGGATAAGCGCCTGATCAACTTCAGATTGTTTACCCTCTTTCATCCGCAATGGTGCCCATGTATATTCATGTGAAACAGGTTCTGCCCAAATGTTTAATAATGGATCTAGCTCTTCAGACAAGCCTGGTGTCTCAGACTTCCACTTATTCACTGCATCCATCAAGCCTTTGATACCAGCAGGCAAATTGGGATCTGCTTGATAGTCTCTGCGTAATGGATCAACTTTCTCTTTGGTGCTGGTAACAATTCCAGACAGTGGCTCAACTGATTTGATAACAGTCGTTGTACCAATGCGAGCAATACCATTCAGCATTTCAACCATGTGTTGCCTACTGTTTGGCACACCGCCTCCAAGCAATGAAGTGATATTGCTCACGCCAGTTAGCATTGGATGCTCCAACATATAGTTGGCAACACCAAACACAATACCTCCAGCCAATGCATTGACACGGCTGTCGTCTTCCTCATACCTAGCGTAGTCCACATAGTCAGCAGACATACCCATCAAAGCGCCAATAGGCTCCATGCCTTGGTAGCTCAAGAATACCTTGCCTGCGTAATCACCAGAACCGAATCTGACCATGCCAGGGAACTGTGAGAAGTCTTGACGCACATCTTCTGTGATGTTGCTGATGTCAAACACAAAGCTGTATGGTTGCCATCCTTGGCGCTCCATGGCTTGGCGTGTGCCTTTATCACCAGGGCCAGAGCCTGTGATATTTCCATTGGCAGCCATCTGGCTAAATCCATATATGGCAGCACTTCCAAGACCAACCTTGGTCATTGCCATGTCTGCTTCTTTGCCACCTTGTTTCATTGCCGCCCAGAATGAACTGGTAAATGGAGCCAATGGTGTACGAGCAACAGCTTCACCCATCACATTTACTGGTGTTGCAATAAATGGAATTTGAGTACGCAATGCAAAACCAGTCGCTGTATTTGGTGTCAAAGCAGATTGAATTTTGCCAGCAGTACCTTCAAGCCTTTGAGTAAATGTTCCAGTCTCTGCCAGACCAGTAATGTAATCTGGCGGCTCCAACAAGAATTTATCTATGGCATCAGACTTTGCCTTGAGCGCATCTGAAACAGTTGCACCACTCTTCAATGCATCATCAAATGTTTTGATGCCAAGGCGGGTTGTTTCAGCAGACAGTTCGTATGTGTAGTTGACACCTTTGAAGAATTCATCAGATGTCATCAATGCACGACCAGGCAATGTAGTCACATAGTTGATTGCTTTGATACCAGCAGACAACAATGAACCGTCTGCTTTGGCATTAAACAGTTCTAAACGAGACTGCTGTCTAGCTATCTTAGTTGGATCAGACCAGCCTTTTGGTACACCATTGACAAACGCATGAGACATCAGCTCCCAGCCATTACGCACAGCCGTAGTAGTAGATGCCAGCATGGTTGGCACTTCCATCAATGAGTATGCATCATCACCGCCAAGACCAATGCCTTGACGCACTGTGCCAATAGTAGAAGCAATAGCACGTTCAGTCATGCGCCATGGCAAGAACACAGTATTGCTCAAAGCATTCTTCAAGTGTGTGCCTGGTCGAGACAAGATGCCGTTGACATAGACTGTGTACATCTTCTCCCAAGGATTTCCTTGAGCCATACTCTTGATCATGTTGGCTTTGCCTTCTGGAGTTTTGACATCCAAATAGGCTTGAGCAAACTTCACAATGTCAGTCTCATTGCCAAAATTCTCAAGGATATTGGAAATGTCAACAGCACCATCACGAGGCATACGCATCACAGCCAATGACTGAGCGACATTGGTCTGATAACCTTTGACACTTTGCTGAAGCAGATTGTGGAAGTGAATGGTTTGCGCCATCTCTGCCAACTCGGTTGGAGTAGCAGACCCATCAGCAACCTTGGCAGCCAATCCATCCAAGTGCTTGGCACTGGCAACCATGGCATTCAATGCCTTGTAGGTGTTCTCAGGTGTTACCTGTAGCTTGCCACTGGTGATGTCATCAATGAACTGTGGGCCAATGCCAGCGCCTTCAGCCGCTGTACGCACATCATCAAATGTGATCGTCTGGGTTTTGATGCCAGACATCTTGTTCATGGTTTCAATGGTTGACTTGATGTCTTCCGTTGTCTCCATCTTTGGCAAATTGAATACAGTTGTTGGCGGTACTTCTGCCGCAAGATCTGTTGTTGATCGAAGATTTTGTATGTCAGCACGTTGGCTTGCAAATGCTTCTGGCGTAATAGCTGGATTGGCATTGGCTTGCACTTTGGCTGCAATCCTAGCTTCCGTCTTGCTACTTGTTACACCAGCATTGATTGCGGCTTTTGTTGTGTCTTCAACCGCAGCGGCAGTGGCTGCTTGTGGTGTCAGCGGTGCAACTGGTGGCTTGCGGATTTCAACAGGCTTGAGCTTTTTCAAGACTTCACGGATAACCTCGCCACGACCACCAGCAACTTGAATGCCTTCCTCTTGCATTTCTGTTTGCATTGGAGCCATAGCGTCAGGAGTTGCAACTTCTGGCATTGGCGCAGCGGCAAGCTTTTCTCGTTGATCTTGGTCAACAAGTCCTTCATTCATCTGATCAAGTTTGAGATCAAGTTGCTGGATCGCCATTATTTTGCTTCCTTAACCAATGACTTGGCTTTCTTGACTACCCTCTTACTGACATCCTTTGCCGCTTGTGCGCCAGGCAATACATTCAATGCACCGACAGCAGTCTCAATTCCAGCCGACACAAGATCACCTTGCTCGGCAGATTTAATACCTTCTTCAATTGCCAAAGCTCCTTCTTCAACGTACATAGGAAGCATGGCTGTACCGATGGCTGTACCGATGCCAGGCAACATTGCCAAAGCATCTACAAGACCCATTTGTGCTGGCAAGTTACTACTTGCTCCACCAATAAAAGATTGAGCATTTCTACGAGCTATGTAACGATCTACTCCAAGGCTTTCCAATACAGACTGAAGCTTGTCAGCAATTTGCACTCGTGTGGTTGGATCAAACGATTTCATCTCAGCCTGAACTTCACCAGAGTAGGCAGACTCAGGCAAACCACGAGATCCAGCTTCAGCCACCAAAACATCACCAGCTTGGCTTGTACCAGGTGCTGGCGCTTGTTCAACAATAGGATCAGGCGCTGGGTAGAACACGCTATCCCAGTCTTTACGAAGTTCTCGTTCTAGACTCATAGGTTATCCTGATATTCTTTTTTGGTTCTGTTCAAAATCTCAATTTCACCAGCAGACAAACCAGGCACTTTTGAAAAGTCAGTTTGGTCAAGAGTGGTATTTGGTTTTTTAAGCGCTGGTCTGGTGCTAAAAAAATTGTCTACCTTGTCTTGAGCTTGCTTACGCTTTGTTTCTTTAGTTTTTATTGCTGGATCACTAGAGTATCCTTTTATTGCCGCTTCAATTGCTTCACTTGGTGTCAAATAGCGCATAACACCTTTTTCACCAGGCACTTTATTTTGTAATTGCTTGTAATATCTATCGGTAAGATCGATTTTTCTTTTAAGCTTTTCAGGACCAGGGTCAACAAATGGACTGACAATGCCAGCCTCACGATCAATTCTTTCCAAAGCAATCTTGGCTTGATTGTCAACCAATGATCTACCAAGCGACTCAAATTCAGAACGACTTAATCTATTTGAATATGGAACAAGTTCATTAATGCTTTTTATGCGACCATTTTTAATGTTGTCATAAAGACTCATTGTCAGCACTGGGTTTGGTTCAGCCTCTTTTGGCTTCATCAATTCCATGGCAGTTGTCAAAGTCATTTCATCCAAACGGATCATCTCTGTTAGGATTTCTTGTTTACGAGAAGACTTTGTATCAGGACGCAAAAACTCAATGGTCAGTTCATTACCCTTAACTTTGTTCTCGGCTTTGCGTTTTTCTGCCTCAATGTCAGTAAATTGTTTGGCATCACTGACAGCTTTCATATGCTCAGTTCTGATTTTGTTTTTTGTATCTTTATCTAATCTGTTATATAAGCCAGTAAATTCACCAAGATCGCCATTCATTAATTTTTGAGCGGCAACGCCAGTAGTAGATGCAAATGTAGGATCTGCTAACTTTGTCAGCACAGCACCAATCTTGGCTTCTTCCACAATCTTGTATGCATCAATTGCATATTTGTTCGTACCAGCCAATGTGATGCTGGTCTTGTTTGTAAAAGGTTGAATCACATTTTGCAAAACATTTTCAAGTTCTGCTGGATCCATTCCAATATCAGCATATGACTTGATGACATTTTCAACTACAGGCTTAATGCTCAGAATGCCAATTTCTTGATCAGCGGCATAACCTAGTTGACGATTCTTTTCATCAATTGCCAATGCTTGCTTAAATACGCCATGACCAACGGTTGCCATGGATGCACGAAATTTAATCGATGTCTCTGGATCAATCGCTGTCAATACAGAAATGCTTCCATCAATGTCATCACGCAAATCACGTTGGAATGAAGGTATATCAATTGGCACACCACGCTCTATTGCATTTAATCTTTCGGCAGCTCTGTTTTGGAATTGAGTTTGTAACTCGTTGCCCAATATGTGAGCAGTGGCCTTGTTGTATGTTTCAGTAAATACACTGCCAGCGCCTTTGATGACTGGCATCACACCAGTTTTCTTGGCTTCAAGCAATTGTTCTGGTGTAGGTGGAAACTCAATCGAATACTTCAATGCTTTCTTTTGAGCTTCAGTAACTGCTTTCTCTTGAAAGAAATTAGTCATCCGATCTAATGACTGCTCAAGACCAGCATATCCTTGGGCTTGTGCTTGTTGCATAGCTGTAGATATCTTTGGAAGATCAGCGTATTGAACGCCAATATTTTCGTAACGAGGTAATTCAGCCATTTTTATCGCATCCTTAAACCAGGTTCACCACCATACAAACTGGTTCTCATTCCAAAGCCACCACCCATGTAATCAAGATTTCCAGCAGTTGGCGCTGAATAGAGTGATGTAGAAGAGCCAGCGGCTGATCCAGTTGATGGTGTTGCACTTTGTGAAGACATTGCATAGGCTGTACCAACCTTACCAATTGCACTTGTGATTCCAGAAGCTTCTGCAACAGTTGCCGCACCATACAGTTGCTGTGATTGAGCCAAACCACCAGCAGCCGCCAACTCTGCATTCTCACGAGCAATTTTAATTTCATTGCCAGCACGTTCAGCATTCCATTGATCAACAGACAATGGGCTTCCAGTTAGCGGATCAATACCACCAGCGGCTGCTCTTGCTCTGATTGTTCCACCAAGACGTTGCTGGCGCTCAAACGCATACAACGCTTGTCGGTTGTAGTTCAATGCATTTTGACGACCTTGCAGTTCAGCTTGTTGTGCTTGAAATCTATATCCTTCAGCTTGTTGCTGACCTTGTCTGATTGACGAAATTGCACTTACAGCAGCAAAAGCCAACATTGCAATTTGTGCCATTTATGTGCCTCCGTACACAGATAGTTTGTAATCAAGGCCAAGGAGCGTAAGCTTCAATGGAAGATTTTGACTGATTGTAATTTGAGCATCATCAGAGTATCCAGCGATTCCCCCAACAGTCTTTGTGCCAGTAAATTCTGGAATTGCTTCATCCAAAATGCCAACAGTATCAAATGATCTAATTGGCACAAGGTTATCGTTGACCAGCAAATGCTGTGTCTCATACAGCAAAGCATTGACTTCAATGATGCGTTTGACAAAGCCAATACGCACACCAACAGACATCCGTGGTTCAATTGGCAAAGTCTTAATCGTCACTGTAAATGGTAATCCAACCTCGTAACTGGTTGTACTGGCACGATCCATGGTGATAGAACCACCGCCACTGACAACCTCATCAGACAACACACTGCCATCAGCAATGACATTCAGTGTCTTGCCAATATGCGGTAGGCTGGAAATGGTTGTGGCAACACCGCCAGTAAAGCAACAATCTGTAAATGTGGCTGTGTCAAAGACTTCCACATAGTACTTGTCCACGCTGTTGAATGTGCGTTTGACCACAACATAGATGTCTTCAATGTCAACACCGACATCCTTAAACAATCCATCAGTCGTCAATTTGCTTGGAGCCACCACATTTTGCTGGCGCAAGATAGAGTAATTTGCAATTGTTCCATCGCCATTGAGCATCAACAATGCGTCTGTTTCGTCAGTGCTTGTGGCTTTTCTAAGCGCCAACTCAATTGGAGCATTTATCAAATGGCTGGACAGTAAACTGATTGATGTACTGACATACGACAAAGTTGTATCGTTGTACAAGAACTCATTAAGTGCTTTGCCTTGACGTTGCACATAGATGGTTCCAGACTGCAATGTCTGTACACGGATACCTTCACGAGATCCATTACGACTGACCGTCTTCACAAAGAAGTTGGTTGGCGTGATTGGCTCAAGGCCAGCTTGCGGAACATAGAACTCACCGCCAGTTGTAAACACTTGCAAGTCACGACCACTGATAATGTCAGTGATGGTGTTCAAACTGTTTGTGTCCAGCGTTGCTTCAACCGCATCATCGTCATAGACTTGATCAGGATTGAAATCAAAGAACTGCGATACCTTGCTACCCCACACAGTTGATGGGCGAGACTTACTGCCACCAAAGTACAGACGACCTTCATGGAAGGTACAAGTACGAGGCCAACCTTTGGTTGAACTCCACACATCTTCATAGCCAGACAGTAAATGATGCGGCAGAGGCTGTCAGGGTGATAGATCCAGATGTTGCGCTGGGTGTCAAAGTACCTGCTGGGTTGCTGTATGCAAGGGTATAAGCGTGTTTTGGAATGCCAATGAACGCAATATTGCTCACAGTCCATGTGGCATCAGTACCACCACGCACAATCTTGATAGGATTAATATCCTTTTGCGTAATGATCAGCGTGTCAGCAGACTGAGTCCAGCACATGGTGGACAAAATTGAGCTTGTCACAGCCGACACCGCCAAATATGGATTGCCAGAACCATTGATGTTTGTGATCAGTGTTCTGTCTTTGAATATGTACATACGCTGATTGACAAAGATCAGCATATAACTGTCGTCCACAGAGAACTCAAATGGGACGCTACGACTGCCACTTGCTGGACTGGCTGCGCTGGGTATCTCCATCAGATATTTAAGCCCACCACGCCTGCGTACACCGCCTTGTGGTTGAACCAATACATTGGTTAGTGTCTCAGCGCCATTTTTATATTGCTCAAGCTCAACCCTTGCACGAAGCAAGGGGTCTAATTCCCCGCTTGAAAAGTTGGTTTGAATGGCAACAAGTCGAGTCATCAGTTCCTCACTTCAATGAGGCTGAAGTCTTCAAACGACTGAGTTGTGTTTCCTTGTCCATCGACCACCATGGCTGTGCGGAAGTAACCACCACGGTTGTTTTCGCCTGGCGAACCGACAGCAACCTGTTGCCAGTATTGCGTCTTGGAGACTTGATCCGTAATTGGATCAGCCAGATGCCATGCCATCATGTACTTGAGCAATTGCACAAAGTAAGCTGGCATCTCAGATTCTGTTGGAGCATACTGGTAGTCAATGACCACAGTTTTCTCATTTGTCAAAAGCTTGTCGCCTTGGATCACCCAATCATTGAATGTTCCAACGCCAATTGCTGTGCTGTTATATGCCCGTCTGATAGCACCCAGTCTGTCAGATGGCAGTTGGTATTCGTATCGGTACTGGTTAACAGGCGTGTTAATCGTCTGTGCCAGTTGGACTTTCTTGAAACTGAAAGACCATGGGTATGACTGTAAGGTTGAGTATTTGACACCAGGGTACAAGCGGTCACAAGTATTTGATGCCGATGTGCCTTCATTGAATGATGAGATTGCCTTAGCGCCAAGCATCAGCAAGGCATCAGAGCAAATACGAATGTCGGTATCACCAGCAGCCATTTGTCACCTCAGATGTAAGAATGGCCTGCCACCAGTTATCCAGTAGCAGGCCGATCCATTTGAGTTGAAGTAGCCAGAGACACGAATTACTGATTGAGCGTCAGTGCTGGAATAAGTCCAAATGGCAGGTGCATTACCTGATTTAGACTGACCGCCTACGGCATTAAAGCCAGTTGCTGAGAAAGCCATTTTTATGCTCCTTATTCTGTACAAGTGATGTCAACACAACCACCAGCATCGATAGCGACAGCACCAGCACTGAACATTGAGCTAACTAACCAAGAGGTTTTCTCTGGGATGTAGTTGATCTCACTGCGAATTGCCATGCTTTCAGCCATGCCGATTGCCATTTTGTGGTAGGCATAAACCTTACGGGTAGAACCTGAACCACCACCAGTTAAACCACCTTCGGAGCGGTCACCAATGACGTTGAAAGTAAAGCCCATAAAGGTGTTGATGTCACCTTGCACCAATGCCTTCACGCTGTTGAAATCGCTGCTGGTAACAGCAGTTTCAGACAAGAGGCTAGACAATTGTGAAGCATGAATCAGGATAAAGCGATCTTCTGCTGGTACGTTTGCAGTGTTAAGCAAACGTGAAGCTTCACGCAATTTAGCCATATTCAAGTTTGTGGCAGAACCACCAATGCTGGTAGCAACGGTCAAGCTAGTGCCAGACGCTGCAAGTGCATCAATGATCATCTGATCAGATCTACGACCAATGGCTTTACCAACAACCTGAACCAACTCTTGACGTTCATCAAAGTTGACTTTGGCTTGGTTAAAGATATCGCTGTATTCAGCAGCAATGTAGTCGGTCAGTGTGACTGTGGCTTGTGAGTAAGACACATTCAAAGGAGTTACATCAGTCTGAGGAACTCGGACTTGTGCAACACCAGCACCAATTTTGGGGAATTTGTGAGTGGACGCAGTGACACCAGTACGCAAACGGACAGTGTTACGCAAGACAGCATCAGCTTGATATGCTTGCTTCACTTCCGTGTCGAACAGCGTCACAAATGCATTAGAAATGCTAATTGACATTTGTTTCTCCTAGAAACGGTTGATGAAAAGTTTATCGCCAACGGTTGTCCAGAAGAATCTGGGCCTAGACTTGTGTGTTACCCCCACACCAGGGAGCAGACTACTGCTGTCATGGGCCTTGCGGTTGTCCATGATTACATTATAGAACACAATTTCTAAGGGTTGTCAAGTATTTTTAGACATAGTTTCCCCAAGGGTGGTAGCCAATGCTATCCAGCCCTACCCAGAGGGTCATGCTTTAAGGGGTAGTTAATCGAATAACTCCCCCCAAAACCAACCATCCCAGTAAACCCATGAGGCAGCGATTCATCCGACACTGACTTGTCCCACCCATGTATCAGTGTCTACCCTAGTCCCTCGCTGACAGGCTAGTAGGGTTATCTTGGGGGTGTATCCAAGCCCTGTGTTCTCTTCCAAGCAGTCCATGCAGACTCACTGGTATCGTCTGGAGTACGGATGAAGTAGTGGGAATCCCCTGAGGCCAAACGCATGAGTAAACGGCTTTTAAACGTGTTGTGTGCAACGACAACGGTTTGGATTATACATAAAAAAAGCCCCCACGCAAGTAGGGGCTAAAACTTCCAAGGAGACGTTAGCAACTGCTTGCCAACCCCTTAACCATACATCTTTTCATAGAGCTTTTCAACCTTAGCCCTGAATGCTGGTTCCTTTTTATATCTTGGATCAGCAACCATGGACTCCAGTTCTTCTTTTGATACAGATCCTTCAGGGTCAGATTTAAGGGTATCTACTGGTACTCTGCCTTCGTATGTCTCTCTCAGCTTAGACAACGCCTTAATGCCTTTGGCAGTGTCTCCCCAGCGTGTGAACTCCTTGAATTCATCATCGCTCCAGATACCCTTGCTAACCATCCCACGACCCCATGTAGCCATGTTTGAGATGATTGCCTTGGCATTGGGGCCAAGTGCTTCCATTTCTTGCTCCATGGACTGTCTGGTCAAAGCTTCTTGGTCACCAGAGATGGTGGTGACTTCCCTTGCCAAATCTTCAAAGGCTTGCTGTGAGATGCCGTACTTCTGCGCCCAGCTTGTGTAAGCCTGTGCCACTGGATCATCTTGTTGTAGACCAGCTGCTTCTAAGTTGTACTTGCCATCTTCAGGTGGTTTGTGTGTGCCAGAGCGGAACTTCTTCTCCAACTCTACATAGGACTTGCTGATGCCTTCTAAATCAGGTTCAGCCTTGTCTTTATTCCAGAACTTCTCAGGCCAGAAATCAGGACGCTCAAGTGGTGAATCATCTTCTGCGGCTGGATCTCCTTGGATGTGACTGATTGCTTGCTCTTGGCCCTCGGTTGTCTGCGGTGGAGGTGCTTCGCTTGCAGCGGCTTCCAGCAGGCCAGGGTTGTCATTTGCTTCGCTCATTGGTTCTTTGCCTTTCGTATGCGGTTTTCAATATCTCGGATCACACTGTTTTGTCCTTCTCGGAACGCCTCATCACTGGCAAATGCTTTTGCCATCTGGAGGTTTAAATCAACACCAGCCTGATTAGGTTCATGCGGTGGTAATTCATTTTCTAAGTCTTCCCAGCTCAAGCCATTGCTCCTTCTAATGCTGGCGCTGCACCACCTTCAGCGGGAGCCATTTGTTGCGCCATCTGTGCCATTTGCGCCATCATTGCTTTGCGCTCTTCTGCACTGGTTCTAACTGCGGCTGGTACACCAAGCTTGTCAGCAATGTAATCAATTGCCGCCCCAGCATTAATTGCCATCTGACCTTCTGGGCCAAGCCCTTGAGCAATCTGCATGAACTGGACAATGTTATTGATCTCATCCAGATTCTGTGCCATTGCCAATGGGCTGACTGGGCTGACCTTGACTTCTAATCCATTGACCTTCAAAGGAAGATCGATGATGCCGTCACGATCCATGACTTCCAAGATCTTAGTGACCAGTGGAATCATGGTTTCATTGACCAATCGACCAAAGGCAGATCCTAAGTTTTGAGCCAGTTCTTTCATGCGCTCGACAACCTCTGTGGCTGATCTGGCACTCATGTTGTCTGGTGGCAAAGACTCATCCAGCAGAGTACGCTTGATTGATGCCACCAAGTCATTGATCACAATCTGGCTGACATTGAAGTCACCAGCACGAGGCAAAGGCTTGAGCGCCTCACCCTGTGGCCCACCATTTCTAGCAACTGGAATGATTGCACCAGGCACGATCTTCACATTGGCTGGGTTCAACACACCATCGTCTGCCGCTGTATATACACCAGTGATTGCAAGGCTGGCATTCTTGAGCAACAGTTCTTTGGTCTTGTTCAGCGTCTTGATGTCTGGCAAAGCAGTCAGTACTGGCCCACGACCATAGATCTCGCCAGCCACCTTCATGTAACGACTGACAACCCATGGGCTTGACTTGAGCTTGCGGTACACAATCTCTTGCTTGCTCTTCTTGTCAATCACATAGTAGCTAAAGTCACCACGATCAATGTTCAGGATAGTGGCTTCAACCAAATCAATTTCTTCGGTTGGCTTGTCTTTGATACGCTGTTGCAGATCAACTGGAATCTTGGCATCTTTCCATTGCAACTGAATAGATTCGCCTTTGATACGCATATTGCGGTAAACATTGTCCACCTGACCATTTGCACCCTCTTCAAAGCTGACCAAGTACTGTGGCACAGGAATGAAGTTGATGGGAGACACTGCATCGCCTGGTTGAACCAGCATGACGGCAGTACCCACAGACAAGTCCAACAAGAACTCACCCATGGCAATGTCAAAGTTGGATTGCTTCAGGACGGCAAACAGCTTATCGTTGTACAGATCCAGCACACGCTGTGCTTCTGACTTGCGATTGGCTGGAATGTCAGTGCCTGGTTCCAAACGACACCATTTGCGCTGGGGTGGAAAGATGCCAGACTGCAAGCGGTTGGCAAATCGCTGGGTGGAGTTGATAGCAGTCGAGTCAAAGACACGAGCCATCTTCTTTTTGCCACCTACACGACCTTCGTATTCACCGCCATACAGATTGCGTTGTGGCAGCGCAAACTCCATTGCGTCTTCATACAAAGACTTGAAGTCATCCTTTTTGTTTTGAGCAATTTTCTGTCTTTCAAGGACTTGCTCTACGCTCATTTTTGCCATATCAATCTTTCTTATTTGCTTGGTATCTTTTGAGAATCGCCCTACCTTTGGCAGCTAATCTGGCGGCAGCGGCAGATGTACGAGGCACTGGTTCTCCCCATGCATTTGCTGATAGCGCCAGCCTTGTCGGTTTCCCTTTATCGTCAACAAGAGGGCCGCTTGGATTGGTAAAAAATCTCGTCAAAAAAGATCCCTTGCGTCTGGCATCTTGACCTTTTGGATTGGACGCTTTGACACCTGGCTTGAGATCTTTACTCTCGCCAGAGCGTTCAAACTTGCGCCTACCAGCTTCCGTCAGACCACCTTTGGGATCTTTGTACTTGCTCATTTCTTTCTTGCTGCCGCCATGTTGTCAACAAGGTTTGGGTATGGGCGACCAGCTTTCTTGGCACTCTCTTTTGCTGATTTCTTTTCGGAAGAGGAAAGGGGTTTTGATTCGCCTAAACTTTTTGGTCTGGCCTTTTCCCATATTTTTTTATTCATGCTTTTTGCCATTATTCGTACCACTCCACAGTTAAATAGGCAGCGTGTGATGTGCCATTGACATTCGTTAATCTGAACAAGTAATTGGTCAGTGGCTTCAGCACATACTCAAGAGATACCGCAGTACCACCGCCAGATTTCTTTCCAGCACCGCCAGGAATGATCTGTGCATCAATCTCAGTGCCAACTGATGTGACTGTTGGATTAATCACCATGGCAACTTCGCTTGTATTGCTGACAGCGTAATTGCGGTTGCGGTTGATTGGTGTGAATGCCGTTCCACCAGTAGTGGTTGTGCCTTCATAAACATACAACTCTGCATCACCCAAACACAATCCATCAATTGTTATGTGTGGGAACACACCAGATGGAGAAGCCAGCACAATGTCTATGCTGGCATTGGCTGCCAATGGTGCTGAATCTGGGTATATCTTGTAAGCAAAGAAAGCTCTGCCATCATGGTTTCGCTGATGGTTAACATCAACCATAATGACAGGCGCATCAGCGCCAGAGATTGTTTGCTCTCCAGCGTTGTTCTTATGAGTCAGCGCTGCAAGAATTGCTTTTGTATTCTCTGACTCTCGCTGAACAATGATTGGCATTTACTTCTTCTTCATGGCGTTTGTTGCGGTGCGTTGACCACGCATTGGCATAGGCTTAGAAGCAGGGCTTTTTTCTGTGGCCTTCTCTTTATAGTCACGCATTGTCTTCTGCACTTTGGATTGCATCTTGGTTTTATTGTCTGTAGGCATGATTAACCTCCACCAAGCTTGCTGGATGTACCAGATTGTTCTGTTAAACCAAGTTCAGATCCAGACAACAATGAGCGAAGACCACCGCCTCGTCTTGCTTTCATAGAAGCTTGCGCTCTTTTGGCAAGTTCAGTCTGCTGTTCATTTGCTACTGACTCTTGTTTGGCTAGAGTTTTTCTTTGCAAATTGAGTTGTTCTTCTTGTGCTCGTCTGGCTTGTTCCATTTCTTTAGGATCGCCACCATACAAAATTGCATTACCAACTTTTTTGACAAATTTTACTGCACCGCCCATTTTTAACTCCTTTTAAAAAAATTATTTTTTTGGAATAGAAAAATATCTATTGCCATATTTTTTAATTTCAAATCCACGCTCTTGCTCTGCATCAATTGCTTTTTGCCAAGTTTCATGGTTGCGTCCTTTTAATATTTTGTAAGACTCTTTTGGCAAATCAAATTCTTTTTTTTCTTTCATGCTTGCTGGAGCTACAGAACCCCAATGACCAGCATCTTCACCAGTTCCATCTGGCCCCATTCCAGCCGCACGGGCTGTTGCATAGTCATAGTCTTTACCTTCTGGATCAAAGCTTGGCTGTTTGTTTGTTTTAGCAACAACACCGCCCATTTTTAACTCCTTGACATCATAAAAAAATCAGATCCATCAGCGCCATATTTCTTCATCAGTCCCTCAATTTCAAAACCAATGGCAAGTCCCCAGCGCACCGCTCTCAAGTCAGCGCATCTTACTGTGATCTGCAAACGATGCAAGTTTCTTGATATCACAATGTAATCACCATAGATCCGAGCGGCACGAGTCATGGTTTTCCCATATTCCCTGAGCTTTTCATCGCAGTTGAGCCACATTTCAGCGACCCCATCCCAGACATCGACAGCGCCAAAAACGGCAACAGGCTTGCTTTGTAGTATCGCAGTGATAGCATGACCATTATTGGCTTGGGCTTCGATTAAATCAGCCAGCGGTCTGTTTTTGGGTAGGGTTTCTCTTATGGATGGGTCAATTTTCAGGGTCATGGCATGACCTGCATTGAATGGAACCCAAGTCAGTGGAGAGTTTTTGGGCAGAAGCTCAAATATATCAAGCGAAGACATCGAAATCTGCGGCTGTGACCGAGGAAGCAATGAATATCTTGCCATTGGCAGACTGAGATCCTCTGGTCAACTGGCGATATTCACCGCCACCAGTCATCAGATAGCCAAAAGCGTCACCAACGTGTGAATGTTCGTTCTTGTTTGGCGTGTCTCTGAACCTTTCATGCCCAGCACCGACTGCAATTCGCTTAAAGTGGTAGCCACCAGACAGAGATTTCCGCAAAAGCTTGCAAGATTTGTTGACCAGCAAGCCTGGCTTGCCTGAAACCATGCGATTCATGGGTGCGGCAGCGGCTTCCCTACGAGCTTTGAAGTCGTTGGTGGCGGTCGGCTCGGCTCTCAGTCCCAGTGAGCGCAAATATTCAAAGGCAGTTGTCTCGTAAATGGCATCTCGTTGCATACCAGCGGGGTCACCCCAGATGCGGATCTCGTATTTTGGAAATCTGGTCTGCAATTCAGCCATCAAACTTTGACCAAACCGCTCCAGTCCCATGTCAAAAGTCACAATCTCATGCAAGACACGCCACTGACCATTCTGCATACGCTGTCCAAACACTGCCGCTGGGGTTAAACCAAAGTCCAGTCCGACTTGAATTGGATAATTCGGGTCTGGCTCCAGATCTGTAGCCATGATGTTGTCGTCATACTCAGGCCAAACAGACTTGCCATCTTGCACAAAGGTGTACTTACCCTCGGCATAACAGCGAATCCAGTCTAGGGTTTTCCCTGCAAGCTGCTGTAGGTAGTAGCCTGCTGGCAGATTCTTGATGTTCTCGGCTTTGGGATTGATCTTCCACCATTTGGCAGACGCAAAGATGTGGTCATTGGCTTCTGGGTTTTCGGGCAAATTTTCTGATGGGACTTCGATTACCCCGCCTGGTTGCTTGAAGAACTTCCATGCGTACTTTCCTGTGATGGGTTCTTTCTCTGCGAGTCTGTGCCACCAGTGGTCATCGTCCATTGGGTTCGTGTCCATCCAGATGCCGTGCCATGTAGCGCCACCATCTCGTTTGGTGGGATATCGTCCCACTCGGTGTGTGAGTCCATCGATAACAGCTTTTGGCAGTTCTTTGGCTTCGTTAACCCAAGCGCCTGTGAGTTCAAGCGAAAGCAATTTACGGACATCTTTAGGCTGGTCAAGAGCCAGAAAAATAACTTCACAGTCAATCCCTGCCGCA